TTATACGGTTTATGGTATATTCCATTCATTTTTCTTGCTGATAGAGTATATTTCCCCATTGTTACCCGGTTCGGAGTAAAAAGAAAAGACAACTCCTATTATTGCATGTCGTCTGCCGGTGATGTTTGGTATTCTGGAAGGAAAAGTTATCTCAAAAGGGTATGTAAGAAATTCAATAAGGATAAGGAATATACCTTTCCCGCGCTTGCAGAGTGCATGAAACAGGAAAAATGGCAATATCTGAACCTGGAAGAAATGGAAAAATGGCTGAATGAGTATGAATTTGACGAAAATTCGCTTGAATCACCAGTGAAATTTCTAACTTTGTACTGTTACTTGAAGTTGTCCAAACAATCAATTGCTTAAAATCTTAGCCATACAGTGTTTTGTCCCTGTCTTTCTTCGTGAGAGGCAGGGATTTTTATTTCCATTTACAAAAGTGTAAGAATATACTATTACATTTTCACGTAAATTAACAACAAAACCCTCGTTTTTGTACAAAATGATATTACTTTTGCAGCATATTCAAGTAACAAAACAAATAGAATTATGAAACCTTTCAATTTAGAAGAAGCAAAAGCCGGCAAACCAGTACGTACATGGATGAGTAGGTATAAAGTGGAAATCATCTCTTTTGACGATCATCAAATACCAAACATGCCTATCTTGGCAAAAGTTTTTATAAACAATCAAGCTCCGGTTCTCTTTCATTTTAAAGAAGATGGAACTCATTTGTTCCATAACGGATTCTTTCTTGTAATGGATGAAGATTTGACAGAAGAACCATCTCTTTGGACTTCCACTTGTACAGAAGAAAACACGATAATCAATTACACAATCAAAAACTAATAGGAGTATGGAAACGAAAATGACGGAGAGGCAAGAGTTGCTTTACGAAACAAGGAAGAAAAAGCCATTCAGGGCTTTTATCATGACCTGTATGTGGGGTGGATTTGGGCTTTATTATACTGGTAAACCTATTATCGCATCCATCCTGACCATTTGTACCCTGTACAACATTTTAGGCGCTGTAGTGACCTTATTTAAGGTCGATTTGGTGAACTGTGTTGAACACCTACTTTGGTTTACCGGATTTTGGATTTTCTCAATCCTGATAGCGGTTCCTTTGGCAAAGGATACAAACAACAATATCAAACGTGAAATCATTAAAAACAACAAATAACATGAAAAGAGTAATTTTTATCAGTGTATTATTTACACTTATTTCAGTGTGTGGATGCAAGCAGGAAGCCTCTAAAGAATCAGAAATTACCAAAGAGCAAGAAACCTCCAAAGAATTGAACATCTATCAAATTATGGATATTCAATTTAAAATATTGGATGCTTCTTCTAAAGATTTTTTGGTTGAAGAAGCTGATAAACTCATTCCAAAAGAAGCCTACAGCGAAAGGGTTGCTATAGAGACTGGAGGAAAAGCTATAAAATATAGCCTCAATACAGGTTATAAATTAAGTGTAAACGAGGTTTTTGATGAAAAATCAGGGATAGTTCCTTATACAAGTCTCGAAGCAAAGTTCGATATTTATGATATGGAAGATGCAAAAACCTTTATAGATGGGATTCTGGATTATCTGAAAGAAAAGAAAAGGTTAAAGAAAGAAGGGATATCCGAGGTTGTAGATAAACCAGATTACAAACTTATTGCCCTTATTTGGGACGGTGGATTCAGTTCAATTGAAATGAAACAAAACGGAGCAATTGGGTTTGGCATTATCTTTATCAACTATTACGACATGAGCAAACAAAATAAAAAGTAAGGATATGGAAAAGGTGGTCACATATTACTTAGACAGAAAGGGTAGGGTGTTCTTACTATTTACTTGGAATGGAAAGGCTTTAGATGCTTTTAAATCAGGTTTCTTCCCTAAAGATATGCCTGTAGAAATGATTCCTAAAGAAGAAAACATATCCAGTGAGAACCTCCTTATGGTAGAATACTTACCAGGAAGAAAAATCCTACTAAGAGTGGGAGATGGCATTTTAAGAAGCTACGAATGGAAAGGTGTCAAGAAAATGTATAGAGATAAAAACTATACAAAACAAAACACCTTCTTCCAGCAGAAAAATTGGAAGAAGATAAACAACCCTGTAAAAATAGAAAAGATAATAGCTATAAGAGAAAAAGGTAAAACAAAAGTAAAACCTGGCATGATAAGAGTTACCGAATATCGTCCAAAATTTGTATCTTTGAAGCAAAGAGTAGAAAACGAAAACAAAGATTTGGAATTTTAAAATCGTTTGTCATGTAAACAAGGTGAGGGTGGTTGAGAAATCGTCCTCACCTACAAAAACAATATACATAATATCCTAAATCAAACACCTTGACATTTTCTTCGATGGGTGGGTAGCGGTCAAGAAGATTTGCTACCCATTTTTTCATTTACATGTTCCTTTTTAATGCCATCATTTCTTCTTCATTTCCTTATCCAAATGATCTCCCCATAACCACCACAGCCTTAGAACCTTACAACAACAAAATGTTGTTTTCAGTTTCTATATGTAATTTCATAATAAACCCATTACGATTTATCTTTTCAGCTAAATCTTTATTATGACTTTTATATCTAACGATAAATCTTATAGAGAAAAAGATCATAATAAAATGGGTTATTGTGAAATCTTGCGTTTCACAAAAAGCTGACGCTTGTTTGTGAGAACGGATTTGATCTCCAAATCCTATTAAGTAGGGATAAGGGTAAAGGAAAGAATGATGATATTTGCAAAAGAAGGAAAAGAATAAAAATGATACTCCTACTAAGAAAAAGATAGGAAAGTGAAAACAAAAATGAATGACATCCTATTAAAAAGAAGAATAGAAAAACGCGCATACGCGTAAAAGAAACAGAAATCAAGACAAAGGGATGGAGGGTGGGGAAGAAACCCTACGGGCGCGCGTGAGCGAAGCGAGGCGTGCGAACGGGTGGTTGCGACATGGTTTGTAAAAATACAATTGTTGAAATTTTGTGGAGACGAAATATTTGCTTATCTTTGTGGTACAAGAAACAATTTGTGAAAATTGTTTTGTTTGCACGGTTCAGATGCTAAATAGAGTTAAAAATACAGATAAATTTTCTTATCTTATTTAACCCAACAGCAAAAAATTGTATTTTTGCTCTTGTAAATTTTTAAACATAACATCATGTTGTTGGGAAAAGAACCAAAAAACAAACATAGCAGAATATTCTTCATAGAAGTCCAAATGATAAGATGGGCTTATGAAACTGAATTAAAGAAAGGTAAAGTTAAAGGGAACATTACTTTTAACCAATTGCATTCTATTGTTAATAGACATTTTCCAATAGGAAGAGTTCGTCTTGCTTCAATTTTAGAAGACAACCGTACCCTTATAAAACTTGAAGATGGAAAACTAAAGTTTATAAATAGACACAATGCTTACTCTCTTGTTGAGAAGTTCCCTACCATTTTTGCAGACTTATCTCAATTGAGAAGGACTTTCTATCTGAAAGATAAAAATTTGAGATGTGATTTTGTATTCATTGCTTTCCTTATTTATGTAGAATTTAGAAGAAGACATTTTTCTTTAGCTTCTCATGAGAATAATCTTCTTGTTGAGAATGGAGAAATCCGTTATGGGAGAAAATTTTCTCCTATTTCTTTTATGTCACAAAAAACAATGGC